AATAATTCAATTGCTTTTCTTTTAAATTCATAACTATATCTCATGAAAATACCCCCTTTACTGGTTGTCCAGTAAAGGGGGTACATATCATGAGGGGCATGTTTTATTTGTGATTACTCAGCGGAGAGTATTTTAAAAGTTCATTTATCCGCGCCATTACTGCATTTTGTGCATTTTAGGTTGAGCAACGGTTAAGCAACCGTTTCAAATTTTGCAGAGATTTAAAGGGCTATTCGTTCTTAGTATCATCTTTTGTTTCACTAGAAATTAGTACCTCTTCACCATATAATCGTTCCATGCCTTGACGAGTTACAAGCCACATTTTTCCAGACTTTCTAAACTCACCTTCTAAAAATCCGTTCTTCACACGACCTCTACAGTTTTGTTTAAGAGAATCAGCAGTAACATTCCAGCGCTCTGCTGCTTCTTGTGTAGTCATTACATCATCTAGTTCAAATTTCAATTTTATCACCCTCTAACTAAACGTTTAATTGCTAGTATCAAAACAATAATAGTTACTATATTAATCAGCCATTCTAAATATTGCATAATTCACCTCGTTGATTTACAATGATGTTGAAAAGGTGGCGGGGCTTTCACCCGCCTGCTTTTTACTACTCCTTGCTAACAAGTTTTAGTATTGCTAGTGCCAGTACCAGTGGCGTAAACGCATTTGCTAAACTTGTTAGCTTTTCTATTATATCCACTTTTATCACCTCCTTACATTTTTATTATACCCTATATCGTGTACAAAAGCAAGTATTTATTTTGATTTTTACAAACAAAAATAGAGCCTACCAACGTAGATTTAATCTAGGTTAGTAGGCTCTTTTGTTTATAGTTGCGTGTATCCACCATTACACGCTATGGAGATAATTGGATCACCTCGATTTCATCGAATAGCGCCAGCTGCACCAATTAGAAAACCAATCACACCACCAGCGGCCCATGTATCACGTTGACGCCGCAAGCGTTGCTCTGTTCTTCTATTGTTCTTGATTTCGTCTTTCAATTCGTCTAATGAACTCGAGGCTAGAGTTAAGCTCTGCTCTTGCTCTGTTATTTTGTTCGAGGCTTTCGCTAATTCTTGACCCTGTTTCTCGTTGATTGCTCTCAATTCGGTTAAGGCTTTCGCCCTCTCGCTGTTGATAATCCTCAATTCTTTTAATTCGGTCGCCTGCGTCATTGTTAAGCTGTCGGCTTGTTTCAATGAGTTTGTTGAGCTCTCGATTGAGGCGTCGGCTATCATCAAGCGCTCTTTGAGTTTGTTCCAGTCGCTCAATGGCACGCTGATAGTTGCCTCTGGCTGTGAAATATCCATTTGCGAGGCTGCCAACGCCATAGAGGAACAGCACACAAATAGCACCAATAATAAGGCGCTGCATAGTAACCTTAGATTTAAGCGTTTCGAGGTATGTCTTAATTTTTGCATACATAATAACCCCCTTTAATCCAAATCATTCCAGCGTGCTGCATAACCTCGTACGTCAACGTGTACGAATCCTTGATAATAATATGTACCGATACCGCCCTCAATACCTAACTCTTGACCGCATGCCTCGGCAACTTCTGCCAAGTACTCAACGTCAACGTCATCATAAGTAATATCAGCAGCAGTCCCTAAAACGTGTTGAGAGTTAGATACGCCGCCTACTTCCTCGTTGTGTTCCTCGCAACGATAACCACTTGTAACAGTCAACGGCACGCCTAAACGTTCACGAATTGCGTCTAATAAGTCCACCAAACGCTTGTCGATAATATGGTCTAACTTATTATGCCCATTCTCATCAACTTCATGCCTATGGCAACTGCAAGCGAACTCATAATCATCAAAATGTGTGCCAATTTTCATTATATACACCTCTATTTCTGCTTTTACCGATAATTTTATAGTGCTTTTATCGTTATTTTTAAATTCAAACATAAAAGCCACGCCAAACAATGTAAGCGTGGCTTACAAACCTTTATTTCTTTAAAATCATGTCAATTTTAGAATGCACTACATCCAAAAGCCCTGCGATTGTGCCATTTCCCCCGTCCCTCATATTCTCGAGGATACTTAGAAACTCAACTGAGCCAAGGTATAGCCAAACTAGATTTACGGCAAAGGCATAATTGCCCGCCATAAAATCGAAGCAATAAGCCCCAGCTGTCGCCAAGCAATATGTTAAAACCTTTGTAATAAAGGGCTTTCTCATATGCTTAGATGAGATCAAGCCTTTACCCCATGCTACAGGAATGGCGATATATTTATCGTAGCCGCTTATATTTTCTGGGCTTGCCCCCATATCAATAAGCATTTGATAACCTATAGCCGCCCAACGTGTGATAAGGTCTAGGAATACCAAAATAATGAATATCCCTAGTACTTGCACATGTTTGAGCCCTAGCATATAAATGCCAACCTCTGCCACTACTGCAAGCAAGGCTTTAATAGCGAATGAGTCTGTCAGAGTTCGCCATGCCTCACATAGAAAATCTGTTATTACTTGCATTGTTTCCCCTTATATCACTATTAAAGCGTTTCTGTAGCACTATTTACATATTTGTTTTGGTTCATATCCCAAACAAAGTATGGGCTTCTTCTATCACCCATGCTGAAATAACTAAAGCGATAGCCTTCACCGGCAATACTAATATATGTGCCAGATACAGCGGTTTGACATTTGAACACTACTAATTCTGGGTTAGCCACATATTCATGTTCAGAGAATTGATGTACTGCCTCACCGCCTTGATTATTGAGTAGGCTCTCAGCGTTTAATAACAATACTACCTTTTTGTTGGTTTTAATTGTTTTCTTGGTTCCCGCAGTAACTTCCCATGTTCGTGGTGCAAATTTAAAAATAGAGGTTCCATCGTAATTGGATACATCAATTTCTAACTCATCGCCGAACTTCTTGTAAATAACCCCATTGTCCGCGGTTTCTGTTTGGTCTGCAGTCGCATTTGTGCCTCTGATAATCAAGGTGGTTTGTTCGTTATCGTTTAGATCATAATATTTGAGCTCGATATTCTTAGGCCCAAATGGCTCGATAGTAACTCGCATATTATCACTTTCAAACTCTCGTTTCTCGCCATTATTAATGGCAACTTTAAAATGAGGTTCTCCTGTGAGGTCGATATAATCTTGCCCTGTGCGTGGTTGAGTATATTCGAGTTGTCTAAAAGTAGCCTCTTGCAAAGAGCCGGTCTCGAACAACTTCTCGATTACAGTAGTAATTACTGTGTCAACGTTCGTGTTTTCTAAGTAAATATTTTTAGATTTAAGTAGTTCTGCAGCGTTAGTAGCACTGCCCGGTTCACCTTGAGGGCCTTGTACGCCTCTAGGGCCTCTTGGCCCCTCTGGGCCGTCATTCCCTTGTAAACCTTGAGGGCCTCTTAGACTTTCGAGCCATTCACTTTCAGTACCTTTATACCCATGGGCTACTGCGATAGCATAGGCACTTTTGCCAGCACCCTCAACAATAGGCAGTACAATCTCTTTCCCTACCTTCTCGACAAGGGCCATTGCTGAGATTTCATCAAATTTCAAAGTTAATGTGTTATCCGCCATGATAAGTTACCTCCCCTTTAATCATGCATAGAAATATCTGGCACAATCGTAATCGTACCTTGACCAATCTTTAGCCAGTGTTCATCGTTATAAAGGAATGCGTCGTAGATGTAATCGCCGCCCTTTATTTTCTTCTTCGCTGACTCTTGGCCAGAAATAAAAAACCTTACCTGTTTTGACTCTACCACAGGATGCAACTCTAATATCATATCGTCATATGGGCGCTTGCGAATTTTACAAGCGCCTTTATATTGACTTAATGTCATATCACTTTCAGGTGGTACGACGTACGTGATATCAAAATCTTGTCCAGAATGGAGTGTAAAATCTTGTTCGACCATATAGCCTCCTTATTGACGCGCAATAACCAATACATATAGCTCACCGTAGGAATAAGATTTAGTGTAAAAATCGTTGTTTTCACTGCTATGTGAACTTTCCCCTTTAGCCTCTACTACCGCTCTGCGTTTGTCAGCAATGCCTATATTAGATTGTGTTCTTTCATCCTTTTGCATATACACGCTACACCAGCCAATATATCGAGCTTTTTGCTGGTTATATTCATCTTTGCTGATTTTATAAGGAATTTTATTCTCCCATGGACTTGGCACTTTGGTTTTATAGTAGTTATAGTCGCTGTCAAAATAACGTTCGGTCATTATATAACCGACAGGAATAAACGTACATTGACTTTCATTAAACCCTTCTGGTAGTGGACACCAGTCACCATGACGTACTTTATAGATTTGTACATCAATGTTTCTGATTTTAAACCCAGCTTGCATAATTGACTGAGCATCAATACGTGAGCCTGTGATGTTAGCGCCTATGATGTTACCGTTAGCATCAACTTTGAATGTACCGGTTTTATTTTGGATCGTACCGCCGATAATCTTACCACCTGTTACAGTCCCAAGGTTACCACTGATCGCGCTTAACTCTTCGACGTCCATCTTATCTGCAGACACGGCTTTAGCAGCCAGCATCTGTTTAGTAATGATGTTATTGTCAAACAGAGCATCACCGGTTACATGAAGCAACTTACCGTCAATTCTTGTTCCTGCAGAACTCAGATTGATTCGACTAACTAACTCATCACCATTTAATGCTTTCAATTTTAAGTCAATGCCGTTTTCTAATTGGCTAAATTGAGTAGCCATATTAGTGGTTAAGCTTTTAACTTCGGTAGAATATTCATTAGCAGTCTTTGTAAGCTCCTTAATCTTTTCATCCATAGACTTAATGCCAAGAGCTTCCTTATCGATTAAAGCCGGGTCAATGCTAGCCGGTACTGAAGTGCCAACGATATCAGAGTACGCGCCCTCACCAAATACATCCACATACGCTACTTTTACATTCAAGATACCTGGGTCATGAGGTATCATATTTACATTTGTAGCTACAAAATATCGTTCAGCATCGAGGTATATATTAGCGCCTATACAAGTATCCGGTATACTATCAAAGACCACGCTAACGCCAGTAATATTACCTTTTACTTTGACATTCGTCGGAGCTTTAGGAACTACTGCGTTATAGTCAAGTCTAAGAGCCGGACCATATCCTTTAACAGGATTGTGTGCATAAACGAATACCGCACCTCTACGAGCCGATAACTTAAT